CCGAGATTACTCTGGTGAGTTTAAAATTCCAGCTGTAACTTCCTCAATGACTACATCTGATATAAAAGAGATATTGAAGGAAGCTAATCCTGAAGATACTAAATCAAGACCCAGAGTGATGGAATCTTTATCCACTTTAATTGATCAATTTCTGAAAGACACAGGAAAGAAAAACATATTGCATGTGTTCCAGCTAACTCCTTGGTGTTTAGAGAAGTTAGAAAAGAGGGGTTATTTCTTTAGTGATATTTTCCCTAAAGCTCAGCATGGAGGAGACAGGGAGATTCATGTACTGGAGATTATGGCTAGATTAATTCAGTTGTTTGTAGAAAGAATTAGTAAAACAATATGCGAAATGATACCATCAGATAGCTTGACTCATCCAAAGTGGAAAGAAGGATTTGTAAGGCACCATTATTCTATGAGTGAGCTAAATTTACCATCTAGGAGAATAACCATGGGAAAATCAGCTGATGCCTCAAAGTGGTGTCAAAGAAATCACCCATCCAAATTTGCTGCAATCTTGGTTGGAATCCTGCCACCTGTATTTCACAATAGCATTCTTAGAATCTTATTCCTCTGGACAACTAAGGTAATAGTCTTCCCAATTCAATTTGTTGCTAACTTCTTATCCAATAAAGATGTCCAGTCAAATCCTGTCTATGAGAGAATGAGGCATGAGTTTTTCACTGGTACAGGAATTTTCCCCCAAGCTCACTGCAATAGAATGCAAATACATTCTGGGATGATGCAAGGCATTTTACACTACACCAGTTCTTTGGCCCATGGTCTTATTCAGGAAGTTATGGCTTATATCCAGAAAGCATACTTAAATAAGTTTAATATAAGTTCTGAAATAACAGTAGCCCAAGGTAGTGATGACTCTGCAGAATTGATATCTTTATCTGGGAATATATCATCAAAAAAACTAATTGCATTGTCAGTTGTTATGTTAAATTGGAAAGAAAAGGTTAGCACTTACTTTTCAATATATACAAGTCGAGCAAAATCATGCATTGGCTCATCTGACTTAATTGAATATAATTCTGAATGGTCCATAAGAAGAACTACAATAAAGCCGACTTTTAGATGGGTATCTTCTTGTCTTGAAGTGGGAGTTGTTGAAAAATTCATAGATAGGGTGTATAACTTCTATGGAGCTTTAACAACAGTGTTAGAAGGTGGTGGATC